TCGGGAGGGATAAAGATGTTGGTTAGAAGTCAATTTAAAGAACGTTTAAAAGAACTTAGGTTTGAGAAAAATGTGTCAATGGCGAAGGTGCAGAAAGATACAGGCATATCGGCGAATATGATTAGCTTCTATGAGCGAGGTGTTTCTGAACCAACAGGAGAAAAAATAATAAAGCTTGCACAATACTTCCGAGTTACAAGTGATTACTTGCTTGGGTTATCAAACAGAAATGAGGTGTAAATATGTTCGATATAAAAATAGAATTTACGGATGGTACGGAAAAGATAATAGAAAATGTGGAAGATTATGACCTAGATGTTAAATCGCGTTGTTTTCTTATCGAAAAGTCGGGGCATACAAGTGCTGCACCCTGTGAAAATGTTAAATACATAGGCAAGGCTTAGAGAGTGAGGTGTAATAGTATGGACACAAATAATATTTTTACAAGACCAGAAAAACCATTCTTAGTTGTTTCACATTTTGAAGAAAACGGAGAAATAAATATTGAATGGTGCGAAGATTTGGAAGATGTAAAAGAACACATTAATGGTTATAAAGCCGATTTTAAAGATTTTGTGGTTGATGATATTATTGAGATTGGTTCATGTAGAAGATATTTAGATAGTGAGGTGTAATATGACAGCAAAGGAATATTTGTATCAGTTAAAAGACATAGACGACTTAATAAACAGCAATCAGGAGGAAGTGGACAGGCTTAGAGCAATGGCAACTAATATATCCGTTACATATTCAGACGAGCCACATGGTAGCGGAACAAGTGACAAGGTAGGGAATACAGTAGTAAAGATTGCAGACCTTGAAAATGAGATAAACGACCTCATAGACGAACTAGTAGACTTAAAAAGGGAAATAATAAGCATCATAAAGCAGATAAAGGGCATAAGGGAAAGAACAATCTTAATAAAACGGTACATAAACAATAAGACATTGGAACAATCAGCAGTTGAGATGGGAATCTCATACATATGGGCAAGAAAGATTCATGGAATGGCATTATTAGAATTTGAAAAAGTTAAGAAAACAAAAAGTTAGTATACAAAAGTATCCATGAGTTAATAGAAGTTTATAAAAAAACGTGAGATAATGGTATAGTAATAATAAAAACAAATGCAAGCTGTTCCCGAAAAACAGAAATGCAATCTTATTATTCAAATCCTCAAAAGGGCTACTGTAAAAGGTAGCTCTATAAATTTAAAAAGGTAGTGCCTGTCTAGTACAGGAGGGAAAAACAACGTTTCAAAAAAAGCGACTAAGCGGACAGTCAAGGAACGAACAGCAATATAATAAAACAAGAGTAACGCATATCGGGGTATGTTCCCGAACTCTTCATAACTTTTAATCAAGGCATGGCGAAAAGCTGTGCCTATTTTTATGTGTAGAATGGAGAGATAGAAAATGGAGATATGGAAAGACATAGAAGGATATAAGGGGTCATACCAAGTAAGCAACATAGGAAGAATTAAAAGTCTTAAAAGGGTTATTATGCGTAGCGACGGCAAAGAACAAACAATAAAAGAAAGAATATTAAAACCACTTGTACACACAAATGGTTATTTGCTAGTTGCTTTATATGATAATGGAAAACAGAAAAACATGTTAATTCATAGGCTTGTGGCACTTACCTTTATTGACAATCAAGAAAACAAACAAGAAGTAAACCATAAGGACGGAAATAAGACCAATAACCATATTAATAATCTCGAATGGAATACATCAAGCGAAAACAAACAACATGCTTATAGTGTATTGAACAGAAAAACGAATGGAAAAGTAATTTCCCAATTCACAAAAACAGGAGATTACATAAAAACCTACTATAGCACATACCATGCAGAGCGAGAGACAGGAACGAATCAATCGGATATCACAAAGGTGTGTAAAGGAAAAGCAAAAACAGCAGGCGGTTGCATTTGGCAATATGCCGGTTAGTAAATAAAGGAGTCGTGAGAAAATGAATATAGGTGTATTTTTAATATATGTTGTAGTTTATGCGATTATGTGTCTTTTGATGTTTAGGAAAAATATAATTATTGACGAATTGAATCATGAAGCAGAAAAAGACTTGGAGATAATTATTAGGGCATCAATACAAATCAGTGCAATGGAGCGAAGAATAGAAGAATTAGAAGAAGAAATAGAAAGGTTAAAGGGGTGAATACATGGAGTACATAGCTTGGATATTATTAACCATTTATTTGATAGTAATATACGGAGGACTAAAGGAATTTGTTGCACATAAACAAGATGGTGCTTTTCGGTATATATTTTTAATAATAACGTGTTTTTGTACTGTGCTTTTATGCTTAGATAAAATAATAACATAGGATGGTGGTGATAAATGGCAAGAGCAAGAGATCCAAACAGAGATAAAGCATTTGAAATATATAAAAGTAATCAGGGTATAGAATTAACTGAGATTGCAAGTCAGTTAAACATTCCGGTTACTACAGTTCGTAGTTGGAAAGCAAGAGATAAATGGGAATGCAATGCAACGCAATGCAATGCAAGCAGGAAAGCTTTTGATGATGGGACGAGGGAAACAATGTTAAATGAAGACCTCACTCATGAACAAAGGCTTTTTTGCATTTATTACAGTAAGACATTTAATGCAACGCAGAGTTACTTGAAAGCCTACGGACGCAGTTATGATGTAGCAAATGCAGAAGGGTATAAAATGCTTGTGAAGCCTTGTGTCAAGAAGGAAATAGAGAGACTCAAGGAGATTAAACGTCAGCAAATAGTAGCTAGTGAATCAGACATAGTAGAAATGCACATGAAGATAGCCTTTTCAGACATAGGTGATTATCTTAACTTTGGCAGAAAGACAATCGAGAATGATGGAAGTGAGTTTGAAGTAAATTATGTCGATTTCAAAGAATCCTCTAATGTAGACACTCAACTTATACAAGAGGTAAAACAAGGCAGAGAAGGAGTCAGCATCAAGCTGGCTGACAAACAGAAATCTCTTGACTGGCTTGATAAACATTTCATGTATAACCCAATGGACAAGCACAAGATAGAATTTGACAAGCTAAAGCTGGAAATGGAACGCAAGAAGTTGGAACCAGAGGAACGGAACGAAGGAGTTAAATATTCCGGTATTCCTGCCACAATGGTTGCGCCGGCATTTAGCAAAGTCATATTTGATATAGAAAATCAGGAACATACAGAATATGTATTCCCGGGTGGTCGTGGTTCTACAAAATCTTCATTTATCAGTACAGAGGTAATTGACTTAATTGAAAAGAATCCAGATATGCATGCCTGTGTCTTAAGACAGGTAAAAGATACATTAAGGGATTCAGTATATCAACAAATGCTATGGGCAATATCAGCACTAGGACTTGAGGACGAATACAAATGTACTACTTCTCCTTTGGAAATCACAAAGAAAAGTACAGGGCAAAAGATATTCTTTCGTGGAGCAGACGATCCATTCAAGATTAAATCAATTAAAGCACCATTTGGTTATATTGGAGTTGCGTGGTTTGAAGAATTAGACCAGTTTAAAGGAGCGGAACAAGTTCGTAATATGGAACAGTCCCTAATCCGTGGCGGTGAGAAAGCTTATATATTTAAGTCGTTTAACCCTCCTAAAAGTGCTATAAACTGGGCAAATAAATATATTAAGGTTCCAAAAGCTAACAGGCTGATAACACATAGTACTTATTTAGACGTTCCAAAACAATGGCTAGGAAAACCGTTCATTGATGAAGCAGAGTTTTTAAAAGAAGTCAATCCAACAGCATACGAAAATGAATACATGGGTGTTGCAAATGGTACAGGAGGTAATATCTTTGATAACCTTACCGTCAGAACAATAACAAATGAAGAAGCTGCAACATTTGATAGATTGTACTTTGGAGTTGACTGGGGTTGGTATCCGGACCCGTGGACATTTAATAAAGTCTATTACAATGCGCAGCAACACAAACTTTATATCTTGGATGAAGATAGAAGAAACAAGACCAGCAACGAGAAAACAGCAAAGATATTGAAAGAAGAACATGGAATAAACCCTAATGACAAGATTGTATGTGATAGTGCAGAGAATAAGTCCATTGAGGATTATAGATCATATGGTTTGTTTGCAAGAGGAGCGATAAAGGGTCCCAATAGTGTTGAGTACTCAATGAAATGGCTGCAATCACTAAGTGAAATCATTATTGATAATACAAGGACACCTAACACAGCGACAGAGTTTCTAGACTATGAATATGAAAGAGATAAAGAAGGAAATGTATTGAGCGGTTATCCAGATGCAAATAACCATCACATAGATGCTATTCGTTACGCATTAGAAGAAATTTGGAGAAGGAGAGGTATGTAGGATGTTAGAAAAACTATTAAACCTCATAAGAAAGGTGGTAAGTAAGTTGTTTAGTAGTACAACCGTTGAAAAAGAACTAGATACTGATATTATAACGAGTCCTGAAATGTCTGTATCGGTTGACTTGTGGTCTAAAATGTACCAGGGTGTGCCACCTTGGTTAAGTGGCACAGTAAAAGGATTCAATTTATCGTCTTCAATAGCTGCTGAAATTGCTAGGCTGGTAACACTGGAAATGGAAAGCAATGTTGTTAATAATACATATCTTGACGAGCAGTATCAAGTTGTTATTGATGATATTCGTAGATATACAGAATATGCCTGTGCTAAAGGAGGAATAGTATTTAAACCATATGCAAATGGTGAGAATATCGAGGTAGACATTACACAAGCTGATTACTTTTTCCCTACAGCAACAAATTCCAGAGGAGAAATAACAGGAGCCGTATTCCTGGACACAAAAAGCGTAGGTGATTACGTATATACCCGGCTGGAAGAACATTCTTTAGTAGGGACTACATATACCATAAAAAATAGAGCGTTTCTAAATACGAATGCTGAATATAGCGACAATCTAGGTAAAGAGATACCATTGACAGATGTAGAAGAATGGGCAGAGTTAGCACCGGAAGTTACAATCCAAAACATAAAGAAACCATTATTTGCTTACTTCAAGATGCCTTTCGCCAATACGATTGATACCGGGTCCCCTTTAGGTGTCTCCGTGTATTCCAGAGCAGTTGGAGACTTGGAAGAACTTGACAAACAGTATTCCAGAATATTGTGGGAGTATGAAGGCTCTGAATTGGCTGTAGATGCAAGTATCGACTGCTTTAAGTTAGATGTATATGGGAATCCAATACTACCGCAAGGAAAAGAAAGGCTTTTTAGAAGCTTGTTTTTTTCATCAGATACAGAAAAAGATTCAATAAAGACATTTTCACCGGACATAAGAGACGTTAGTTTATTCAACGGATTGGACAAGTTACTACGGCAAATAGAATTTAAGTGTGGACTGGCTTACGGAACATTATCGGATCCACAGAATGTAGATAAGACAGCAGAGGAAATAAAGACAAGTAAGCAACGGTCCTATCAAACCATAAAAGATACACAAAAGTCCTTGGAAAAAGCCTTGAAGCATTTAGTTTATTGCATGGAGGTAGTTGGAAATTTAAGTGGTTTACCTACCGGATTGAATAACGAGGTTACATTTGAGTGGGATGATAGCATTCTAGTGGATGAAGCAACGGAAAGGCAACAGGACAGGCAGGATGTGGCAATGGGAGTAATGAGTCTGATAGAGTATCGGGTGAAGTGGTATTCAGAAACTAAGGAAGAAGCAGCTAAAAACATACCGCAACAAGCGGATACTATTCAGTAGGGGGTGTTTTATGAAGAGAGTATTATTGCCTGTAATCAAATTATTAAACAATGTTTTAAAGGTGGCAAATGAAGCATTATTTAAACTTATAATTAGGCGGTGATTAAATGTATACACCATCTGATTTAGAGAAGATGCCAAAGGAGTTTGAAAGACTTCTGTCAGATGCTGAAATGCGTATCATGGACGATATTGTTCGACGTATCGCAATAAACAAAGAGATAACAAGGTCAGCGGATTGGCAGTTGTTCCGGTTGACTCAAATGGGAGAACAAAGGAAGACAATAGATGATATTCTCAAAAGGACATTAGATCTGTCTCATTCAGAAATAAAACATCTGTACGAAGATGTAATTGGGGAAGGTTATTCGAGGGATGAAGACTTATACAAAGCTACCGGGACAGAGTTTATTCCATTCCGTAAGAACTTGGAATTACAACAGGCCATTAAAGCAGTTAAATCTCAAACTCTTGACGAACTAAAGAACATAACGAGAACAACAGGGTTCGCTACTAAGGTGGCAGGAAAGACAGTATTTACACCAACAGCGGAATATTTTCAGAATATCCTTGATGGTGCCATGATGGATATTGAAACAGGAGCATTTGACTACAACTCAACTATCAACCGTGTAATAAAAGAAATGACAGCGAGTGGTTTAAGAACCGTAGACTATGGCACCGGATGGAGCAATAGAGTAGAAGTCGCAGCGAGAAGGGCGGTCATGACAGGAGTTTCTCAAGTAACCGGCAAGATAAACGAAATACACGCAAAAGAACTTGATACAGAGTATTTTGAAGTATCATGGCATGGCACAGCAAGACCTTCACACCAGGAGTGGCAAGGTAAAGTATTTAAAAAGTCTGAACTAGAGTCTAAATGTGGTTTAGGCACTGTAACCGGGTTGTGTGGTGCTAACTGCCGGCATAGTTATTATCCATTTGTTAAAGGAGTTTCTAAACGTACATACACAGATAAACAATTAGCTAAAATGAATGCGAAAGAAAATGAAAAAAAGTCTTTTGCCGGGAAAGAATATACTGCATATGAAGCAACACAGCGCATGAGACAAATGGAAACACAAATGCGAGCACAAAGGCAGAGAATAAAGCTATTAGAGAGTGGAAATGCTGATAATGACGATATTATTACTGCTAAGGTTAAATACCAAGCTATATCTCAACAATATGTGCAATTTGCAAATGCTATGGATCTACCACAAGAAAGACAAAGAGTCTATGGTGATGGTTTAGGCCGTGTCGGCGGTGGGAAAGGTATTGCAAAAACTAACCCAAGTGATATAATAAAGGAGAGAATAAAAACCAGCGAGTACAGCACTAAATTGAGTAAGCAGCAATATTATAAGCATGTTGAAGGAACAAAACAATATAACGATTATATGAGGTCCAGAACAGCAAAAGGAAACACTCCACAAAGCATAATAACAATCGATGCGGAAACGGTTCAGGATATTATAAATAATTATTCCGGCTCTGGAAAAGTTAAAGTATTGAATTCAGGTGTAATATCAAATGTGGAATTTGTTACATATAGTGAAATAGTAGGTAAATATCATAATGGAACTGATTGGACTAATACAAAAAGGTTTGCAATTCACTATGGTAAAAAGGGAACTCATATCGTCCCAGTAAAGGAGGAATAAAAATGGTTAATATATGGGATTTTGCAAATTCTTCTATTGTTAAGCTGAGAACTATCGAAGGAAACGAATATAAAGGAAAGGTTGTCTGTGTTGATGATGCAGAAGAAGACGAAGAAGTTACAGAAGATAGTATCACGATAGATGTAAAAGGGAAATATATAGGCTTTAATCAATCAGAAATTGAAATAATAGAAGAAGTAAAATAATACCATCTAGCAAATAAATGTTAGGTGGTTTTTTTATGCTCATTTTTGAAAGGCGGTGACTATATCTTGAAGCTATTTATAGAATTTATGCAGAAAGGTTAAGGTGATCCTTTTTATCTCCCTAGAAGACGTTGGGTTAAACGTCTTATTTTTATGCCCTTAGACAGGTGATTAGTCTTAAAACAGTCGATTCATGAGCCGAAAGTAACAGGCTTAAAACTACTTAAAAATGAAAGGAAAGAAGATAGATGAAAAAAGAGATTTTAACAGGAATGGGACTTACAGAAGACCAGATTGCAACAATCATGGCAGAGAATGGGAAAGACATTGAAAGGGAAAAGGCGAAAATTACAGCAGCAGAGCAGGACAGAGACGAACTAAAAACCCAATTGGATGAAACCAAGAAAGCTTTAGAAGGGTTTGACGGGGTTGATATTGATGCTTTAAACAAGCAGATTAACGACCTTAAAACAGACCTAAGTAGTAAAGATGTCGAATACCAGAAAAAGATTGCTGATATGGAGTTTAATAGCGTGCTAGATGCTGCTATAAGCGAGTACGGAGCAAAGAACGCAAAGGCAGTAAAGGCTTTATTGGAAATGGATAGTTTAAAAGAAAGCAAAAACCAAGCTGATGATATTAAAAAGGCGGTTGAAGCTGTGAAAAATGACAATGATTATCTATTTAATTCAACGGACACACCTAGATTCGCTCAAGGCACCAACCAGGGGCAGCAATCAATTACAAATAACCCCTGGAAAAAAGACACATTTAACTTAACAGAGCAAGGGAAGATCATGAGAGAGAATCCGGAACTTGCAAAACAACTAATGAATGCAAAATAAGAAAGAGAGAGTGAATAAAATATGGCAACTACAAGAATAGCAGATGTTATTGTACCTGAGGTATTTAACCCTTATGTAATTCAAAGAACAGCGGAATTGTCCGCATTAGTACAGTCTGGAATCATTTCAAATGACCAGCAATTAGACGCTTTAGCAAGCGCAGGCGGTAAACTTATTAATATGCCTTACTGGAATGATTTAACTGGTGATGATGAAGTATTGAGCGATAGCGCAGCATTGACACCGGAAAAAATCACAGCAAGCCAAGACGTTGCAGCTCTATTTATGCGTGGTAAGGCTTGGAGCACAAACGATTTAGCAAAAGCTTTAGCTGGTTCCGACCCAATGATGGCGATAGGTGACTTAGTAGCAGAATATTGGAGCCGGAGGAGACAAGCTTTGTTATTTGCAATCTTAAAAGGTGTATTTGCATCTGGTACACTTGCTTCTAACCAATTGGACGTAAGTGCTTTAACAGGTGATGCCGCCACAATTACAGGTAATACCTTTATTGATGCTGTGACTAAATTAGGAGATGCAGCTGGAAAAGTATCAGCTTTTGCGGTACATTCCGCAGTATACGCAGAACTTAAGAAACAGAACTTAATCACTACAATTAAGCCTTCTGAAAATATAGAGATTGACTCTTACATGGGTAAACGTATTATCGTAGACGATACTTGCCCGGTGGCTACAGATGTATACACTACATATTTATTTGGAGAGGGTGCGATTGGGTTAGGAAATGGAGCAGCACCCACACCAACTGAAACAGATAGAGATAGCTTGGCTGGGGATGATATTCTTATCAATCGTCAACACTTCGTATTGCATCCACGTGGAGTCAAATTTACGTCTGCAAGTGTAGCAGGCCCTTCTCCTACAAATGCAGAAGCAGAGACAGGCACGAACTGGTCAAGAGTATATGATCCTAAAAATATCAGAATCATAGAATTTAAACATAAAATTGGTTAATCATGAGGGCGGTTATCCGTCCTCTTTTTATTGGAGGTGATTAAAATGGGTTTAGCTTCATTTAATCGTATGCGCAGAGAGCAAGAAAAGAAGAAACAGCAGGAAGAACAAGTAAAAGCAAAACAACCCAAGACAAAAGCAAAAGCTGGTGATAAATAATGGCTTATGTAGATTATACATACTATTCTCTTAGTTACTTACTAGGTAAACAGGCATCAATAGCAGAAACAGAATTCCCTTATTATGCTATGAAAGCTACGAAGAAGATTGACCAGTATACTTTTAATAATATTGACTCAACTAATATACCGGAATCAGTAAAGATGTGCTGCTGTGAATTAGCAGAGAGTTTTTACAATCAAGACTCTAACAGCAATACCAATGTAGCATCTGAAAGAGTTGGCGAATATTCAGTAAGCTATGTTACAGGACAAGCGGTTGAGGATGCTAAGAAAGCCGTGATAAAAGAAATTATTTATAATTGGTTATCGGACACAGGATTACTATACAGGGGGTGCTGATATGTACACAAATGCAGACATAACACTATATCAATATAGTTCCTCTGGTTATGTGAGAAAAGTAGTCAATGGAGTGTTCTGGAATGAAGTCAAGCAATCCAATGTCATGAGAAGTGGTATTGCGAATGCTGATTCAGTAGTAATATTTATTCCTAAAAGCAATGTTACGGATTTAGAGATAACAACAAGTAAAGACTTGGTGGTGAATGGAGTAATAGATTTTGAATTTGATAATGCGACAAGTGCCACTATTAGTGCATCAATGTCAACTTTAATCAAGACGTATGACACACATACAATAACAGCGTTTGATAAAAAGATATTTGGCAGCGAGAAAATGCACCATTATCAATTATCTTGTAAGTAGGTGATAGGATGGATTTTAAACTAAATATTAAACCAGTAGAAGTCATAAAGAAAAACCACAATATGCAGAACAATGGTAAAGTGCAAAGGTATATTGATAGCGAATGCATTCGCTTGATGGCTCCATACACACCATTTAAACAAGGAGTGTTGGAAAAGTCAGCAACAGCAGGAACTAAAATCGGAAGTGGCCAAATAAAACAAAATGCACCATATGCAAGGTATCAATATTATGGAAAGCTTATGGTATCATCTGTTACTGGCAGTGCATGGGCTTCACAGGGAGAGTCTAAAGTACTTACTGGGAAAGATTTGATATATAATACAGGCAATCACCCAAGAGCAGGGAAAAAATGGTTTGAACGAATGAAAACAGACCACAGAAAAAGCATCTTGAAAGGTGCTCAAAGAATAGCGAACAGGGGGTAAAGATGAATGTAATTGAAGTAGTGAAGCAAATGTTAACTGATTACCCAAAGATAACAGAATTTACAAATGATATTCATGTAGATTTTACCGATTCAGAACCAACTAATTTCGGTCTATCATCTACAGGTGACCAGTTATTGAGCGAAGATATTTTAGGAAATCAAATAAGGCAACACAATTTTGTACTATATGCAGTCAATCAGTCGATTAGTGACTATGACAGACTTGCAAATAGTACTTTTTTATTGGATTTATCCTATTGGTTGGAAACAGTCAAGGGACAGGAAATAGAAACAACGGTTAACGAGCAAATAAAAACTGGAAAGATAGTAAAAATGAGCAGCGCAAACGCAATGCTTTATGAAATACCGAACGGAGATATAAATGGCGGTGTAACTTATCAGGTTCAGATATATGCTCAATACACATTAGAAAGTGAGGAATAATAGATGGCGATTAAAATTGAAAGAAAGTATTTGGCGCACTTTTTGGATTCAAGCTTTGGTGGGACAACCTCTTACATACGTTTAGGACAGGATTTAGAAGAATATACAATTGAGTTGAATCCAGACGTAGAAACTACTAAAAACATATTAGGTGAAAGTTCTGCAGTAGTAAAAGGATATGAACCTTCCGGTTCAGTTGAGACCTTCTATGCATATGAAGGGGACGCTTTATTTACACAATTAGCAAGCATTGTAAATAATCGCTCCACTGGTTCATCATTGGAAACGACTGTAGTGGATGTATTAGTAACAAGTACCGGTACAGTTACTTGGGCATACAGAGAAGATGTTCTTGTCGTTCCACAGTCTATTGGTGGAGATGGCGCAGGAGTTCAAATTCCTTTTGAAATTCAATACAGAGGGAATAGAACAGCTGGTACTTTCGATATGGCTACAAAAGAATTTACTCCTGCCTAAATTAGCGGTGGCTTAGTTCCACCGCCCCTATTTTGGGGTTTAGAAATGTACCCTTAAATAATTTAAATGGCTTAAATCGCAAAATACAAGGTCGAAAAGAAAGGTGATATTATGCAAAGTATTAATTTTGATGATGGATATAAAGAGTTTGCAATAAATGGAGACGAATCAAGAGTTATCCGTTTTAACCCTTGTGATATGGGGATATTGGAGAGAATTAAAAAAGCATATGAAGAAATAGAGAAGGCAGAAGAAGAAAGTAAAGATATTGAATTGAAACCGGATGGCACGGTAAAAGATGATTTAGAGGAGTCCGTAAAAGCATTAGAGGTGTTTAAAAACGTGATTAATACACAGATAGATTACATTTTTAATAGTGCGGTTGCTGAGATTGCTTTTAACGGTCAGAGTCCATTATCTTTAGTTGGTGGTGTTCCGTTGTATGAAAGATTTTTAAATGCAATCCTTCCTATTATAGAGAAAGATGTTAAAAAAGAAATGAAAGCGAGTCAAAGGCGCATAAGCAAATACACGGATGTGGTTAAATGATTGGACAACTTCCAAAAGAATTAAATATTAATGGTGTAAAGAGAGCGATTCGGAGTGATTTCCGTGTGGCTCTTTTAATTTTTCAAGCATGGAACGATCCAGAACTTACAGAACAAGAAAAATCAATAGTAATGCTAGATTGCCTATACGAAGACCTTGAGACAGCGACAGAGGAAGATTACCAAACTTTATTAGAACAAGCTGTCTGCTTCCTTAATGGCGGTGAAGATTCACAGCAGCAGAAACAACCAAAAAAGACTATGGACTGGGAACAAGACGAAAAGCTGATATTTTCAGCGGTTAACAAGGTAGCAAACATTGAGACAAGGGCGGTCGAGTATCTCCATTGGTGGACATTTCTTAGTTATTTCAATGAGATAGGAGAAGGACTTTTCACAACCGTCTTAAACATTCGCAGCAAACAGAATAAAGGTAAGAAGTTGGATAAAGCAGAAAAAGACTTTTACCGGGAAAACAAGTCGTTAATTGATTTAAAACATAAGTATTCCGCTGAGGAACAAGCTGAAATAGATAAATTGAACGAATTACTGAATTCATAACAAGGGGGTGAGAGAATGGCAGTTGATGGAAGTCTCATATTTAACACAAAAGTGGATACAAAAGGCTTTAAAACAGGAGCGAATACAATTAAATCGCAAGCAAGTGGTTTAAAGAGTTCGCTCTTAGGCATAGGGAAAGCGATAGGCGCAGCTTTTGCGGTTGGCAAAGTAATTGAATTCGGTAAGCAAGCAGTTAAAACAGCGTCAGATTTACAGGAGGTTCAAAACGTTGTTGACACAGCTTTTGGAGATATGGCTTATAAGATGGAAGACTTTGCAAAGAATTCCATTGAAGCATTTGGTATGTCGAAGTTAACAGCAAAACAGGCAGGCTCAACCTTTATGGCTATGGGTGTAGGTATGGGAATAGCGCAGAGTTCAGCGTCCGATATGGCAATAGCATTGACTGGTCTTACAGGTGATATGTCAAGTTTTTATAATGTGAGTCAAGACGTGGCAAGTACGGCACTAAAATCCATCTTCACAGGTGAGACTGAAACATTAAAACAATTCGGAATTGTCATGACAGAAGCAAATCTACAACAATATGCTTTAAGCCAAGGTATTACAAAGTCAATATCAGCAATGAGCCAAGCGGAAAAAGTGCAGCTTAGATATAGTTTTGTGATGGCTCAAACAGCGTTGGCGCAGGGTGATTTTGCCCGAACAAGTGATTCGTGGGCGAACCAGACAAGGGTTTTATCCGAACGTTGGAAAGAGTTCTTAGGTATTCTAGGAGCCGGATTGATACAGATATTAACTCCTGTTGTTAAGTTTTTAAATGGTGTAATGTCTCAATTGATTTCATTCGCTACCACAGCAGGAAAGGTATTATCTTCTTTATTCAATATCAAGACTGCATCTAAAAGCGCAGCCGGAGCGGTGTCAAACATGGGAAGTGCGGTATCAGATGTTGCGACAGGTGCAAACAATGCAGGAACAAGCGTTGGAAATTTAGGAAAAGCTACTAAAAAAGCAGCTAAAGAAGCAAAGAAAAGCACAGCCGGATTTGATGAATTAAATGTCTTAAGCAGCAATATAGCCGATAGTGCTGGTGATGCATCTGACGCTTTAGGCGGTCTAGGTGGTGGCGGTGGTAACTATGGAATGAACGTTACTCCAACTGTACAAAAGCCGGATACAAAAGAGTTCGATTCTGGAATGTCTGAACTGGGCAAAAGAATAAAATCACTCGCCGTAGAAGTTGGCAACTCATTTATGAAAGGCTTTAATTCAAGTATTGGAAAACTCAACTTTAAAGAGATCATGGGACATCTTAATGGAATCAAGCAGTCACTTATTGGTATCTTTGGAGATGCAAAAGTACAAAGCGCAGCTAAGAACTGGCTTATGTCCGTATCGTATGCTATGGGGCAAGCAGCTGGAAGTATGGCAAGTATTGGCTTGACAGTGGCTGAGTTTTTCGTTGGCAGCATTGATAAATATTTGCAGCAAAACTCAGACTATATAAAAAATAAGATAATTGAACTATTCGACTTGCATGGAAAGATGGCTCTTATTATTGGGAGCTGGACACAATTATTTGCCGAACTATTCACAGTATTCAGAAGTGACGATGCCAAACAAGTTGGAGCGGACATAATAGCTATATTTACAACCGCCTTTTTTGAACTACTTACAATTGCTTATAAGTTTGGCAATGACGTGATGAACGCAATAAAAACACCAATCGAAGAAAACAAAGACGAGATAAAGAACGCACTAGCAAACTCGATTGGAATAATTTCAGTAATTGTTGGTACTGTAAAGGATGTTGTAAATAATACATTTGAGTCTATCCAGAAATCTTATGACAAATACGTGTCTCCAGCATTGCAGAAAATCGGTTCAGGATTCAGCATAATATTCAACTCTTTGTTAAACGCTTACAATAAATATTTCGCTCCTGTAATTACTCAAATTTCGCAGAAGTTGCGTGAGATTGCGAACGGTTCGCTCAAGGACTTAATACAAAACTTTGCCGAATTAGGCGGTAAGATAATTGATGGAGTTGCTACAATTTGGAAGAAAACAATTGCTCCATTTCTGGCATGGTTTATTGACAAGTTTGTGCCGCCACTAAGCAAGGCTATAGGTATTGTATCAACAATATTTTTAGGGTTAGTGAATGTTGTTATTGGAATTGTTAGCGGTTTAATAAAATCAATCGGTGGTATTATTGATTTTTTAGTCGGAGTGTTTACATTGGACTGGAAAAAAGCTTGGAATGGAATCAAGACATTTTTTGCTGGTATTTGGTCTGCAATTAAAGCAATCATAAGTCCTATAGGGAACTTTTTTAAGCAAAAATTTAAAGAGGCATACAACAATATTATAAACATATTCAAAAATATTGGAAAGTGGTTTAAAGATAGATATAAAAATGTAACAGACGCTTTTAAAGATGTTGGTACTTGGTTTAAGGGAAAATTTGACGGTGCTTGGAAGTTTATAAAAGAAGCGTTTTCGTTAAAATCAATTAAATCATTTTTTAATGATGTATGGGACGTTGTTAAAGCACCATTCGAGTCTGTAGGCACTTGGTTTAAGAATACATTTAGCGCAGCATGGGAGAAAGTAAAAGAGGTATTCAGCACAGGCGGAAAAGTATTTGATGGGATAAAAGATGGTATAGGCGAAGCTTTTAAGGCAGTAGTTAATACATTGATTCGTGGTATCAATGCAGTTATATCCGTGCCTTTTAAAGTAATCAACGGAGCACTCAACACGATTCGCAATATAAGCATTCCAGTAGCAGGTAAAGTGTTTAATGGATTACCAACGATAGACGCTCCACAAATTCCGCAACTAGCAACCGGAACCGTTGTTCCTGCTAACTATGGTAACTTTTTGGCTATCTTAGGAGATAACAAACGAGAAGCGGAAGTTGTTTCCCCATTATCCACCATGAAACAGGCGCTCAAGGAAACCATGCAAGAGTTTGGTGGCGGTGGAGATATTCACCTCACGGTGAACCTAGACGGACAACCAGTGTATCAAACAGTGGTTAAATATAACAAACAAAATACACGCAGGACTGGCAAAAATGCTTTAGCGTAGAAAGGAGTATCATGGCGCAATTTACCCCAGTATTTAAAGTAGCAGGAATAACCGTTCCTATGCCGGATAATTATAGTCAAGTTGTATCTGATCTATCAAGCGAAGAATCCGGGAGAACATTAGACGGAACAATGCACAAAGATGTTATAGCAGTAAAGTCAAGTGTCCCACTTGAATGGTCAAATATGGAATGGGACACAGCTTCTGCTCTGGCTAAAGCGGTAGATGGAAAAACAAGTGTAATATGCGAATACATTGATGTTCGCAACACATACCAAATGACTGCTATGACCATTTACATAGGTGACAGGACTTTTACCCCAACGACATTTACAACTGACGGTAAAGTATATTGGAAGGTATCATTTAGTGAAATCGAGGTGTAACAGATGATAAATGCATCACAAGAATTTAATAATATAGTGTATGGGCAAGGCGATAAAAATTTTCTTGGCAAAGCAGAAGTAACTTTGGCAAACAACACATCATTTACACTAGATAGTACAGAAATATGGGACGGTGGAATCCAAATATCAAGCCAAACTACCGATAGTGGTAGTTTTGGTATTGGGTTCTGCGCGTGCAATCAATTAATATTAAAAGTAAATAATACGAATGATAAATATACCGCTAGTGACTTTAGAGGTGCTGTCATTCGTCCGTATATTGGTTTAAAACTGGCAGACGAAACAATCGAATATGTTAAACGTGGGGTGTTTACTTGTGACATTTCGGAACAAATAGGAAATTATATAAGCATTACCTGTTTTGATAACATGTATAAGTTAGATAAAGAACTACAAAATATTAGTGGTTTAGCAGCAGGGGCGAAAATAGCCGATATATGCGACTCATGCGGTGTATCTCTTAAAACAATGGACTTTGATGGCTATGACCGACAGCTAATACTTAATGGTACATTTCCAGAAGGTTGTACATATAGGCAAGCCTTATCTTTTGTCTGCCAAGCGATTGGGAAATTTGCAAGATTCGACCAGAATGGCCAATTAGAAATAATATGGTATGACAATACTGCTTTTGTTGATAATAACATTCAATTAGATGGCGGTAAGTTTGATGCAAACGAACCTTATTATTTGACAGGAGATAATGAAGACGGTGGAGACTTTTCTTTTCTTGAAACCGATTCTTGCGACGCAGGAAGTTTTGAAGCAACAAAGGCTCACTACTTGTACCAGTTGAGTAGTTTAACATGTGCAATTAATGATGTATACATATCAGGTATTAAAGTGAGTTATGATGAATCCGCTTATTTATGCGGTACTGCTGATTATGCACTAGCAATAGAAGATAATCCTTATACAGCAGGATTCGAAGAAGAAACTGCTATTTATTTATACACAAGAATGGCAGGAATGTCATTCCAACCTTTATCGGTATCTTGCTTAAGCAATCCACTGATAGAAGAAGGGGACGCTGTATTTGTCATTGATAGAAAAGGAAATATCCACAAAACCTTTGCAACGAATGTCAATTTTACTATACGACAAAATACACAAATAACTTGTGACGCTGAAACACCACAAGCGAACAGTTCAGAATTTGGCTCCAACACACAGACAATTATACAAACAAGAAATATAGTCAAGAAAGAAATGACCAGTTATGATGTGGCGGTACAATGCTTTAATGACCTTATTTCTCACAGTTTTGGATTGTATAAAACCGAAGAAGTACAAACAGATGGCTCTGTCATTTACTACATGCATAATAAACCGACATTAGCGGAATCAATGACTGTATGGAAACAGACAGCGGATGCTTTTGCAGTTTCCACAGACGGAGGGCAAACCTGGAACGCTGGTTTTGATGCGCAAGGCAACGCAATATTAAATGTATTAAGTGCAATCGGCATCAATGCGGAATGGATAAAAGTCTTAACTGAATTCAATGTCAATGATAATTTTATTGTAAATTCAAGCGGTCAAATGTCATGTAAAGGCGCAGTAATCGATAATACTAATTTTAATGTGACAGCTAGCGGAGACACAACTGTAAAATCCATGACAATTGTAAATGATGGATATATAAAACAGGTAGTTGGCGAACAAAGTAGCAGTTCCATAAAATTTATATCTGGTTCTCTGATTGGTGACATTGGCTCTACTTTAGGTTTTACAATTGGTAGAGTAGACGAAGGGGCTTATATATTTTTTAGAACAAGCGGTGGAGTAATTAGCGAACCAGAAATGCCACGCAAAAGAATGAAAATATTTGCTGACCGATTGGATATATCAGGAATCGACCAAAGCCCAGTCATTTACTTTGACGGTTATAGGTTTAGTGATCCATCATCAACCACAGATACATGGGGAACAATACCAAGAATCGGGAAAAATGACGGAGTTATGGAAGTGGGTAAATACATTGACTTCCACAATTCAGATGGTAGCACAAGTGACTATGATGCTAGGTTGAATTGTGTAGGCAACACATTAGTATTAACTGGTGGCTTAAGTGTATCAGGGACTAAAAACCGTATCGTACAAACCGAACACTATGGCATACGTGCACTTAGCGCATATGAAACAGCAACACCTTACTTTGGTGATATTGGTAGCGGAAAGACGGACGAAAACGGAGAATGTAGAATCGATATTGAGCCTATATTTTTAGAAACAATTGAAAAAGATTACAAGGTATTTATACAGCCTTGTGGAATCGGTAGCCTTTATGCAGAAAAGCATGAGGGTTTTTTTATTGTGAAAGGTGCTGTAAACCTTGAATTTGATTTTGAAATCAAGGGCTATCAAAAAGGGTACAAAGATACAAGATTAACAGAATACATAGAGGAGGAATAAACATGGCCATACAAAATAGGAGAGGTTTAAAGGCTAATTTCAACGCAAATAAAATGTTGCCCGGGGAATTCGCATTTTGCACTGATACCGGAGAAGTATTTTATTGCTACAGTGCTGGTAATGTAAAAAGACTAACTACTGTGGAGGGAGTACAAACATTGTTAAGTTCTTCCCAAGAAGCTTATACAGCATTACAACAGTTAATTGCGGACTTGCAAGAGCAGACAGTATTGACTGGAATCCTTGCAGATATAGACGCGCTTCAAAACGGCAAGCTTGATAAAACAGGAGATAGTAAAGACAACACGGTTACATTTGCAGAAGCATCCACAGACACGAATATAGCAAGCGGTGAGACACATACAACTTTATTCGGAAAACTGTTAAAGAATATAAAGACATTGCGCAGTTTGATAGGTACTCTTGCAAACCTTACAACAACCGAAAAAAGTAACTTAGTAGGTGCAATAAACGAAATAGCAGGTCAATATGGGAAAAAGATTGACATAAACAACAGTGGTTACGAACAGAACACAAGAGGTTTAAGAACAGTAACTAATGCGAATATAAATGAGGTGGCGCACACTGGTGATTATTATTGTGTAGGATGCACGAACAGACCGGTAGAAGTCAATGGAATCCTTGAAGTCAAAGCACAGGACTATGACACGATCTGGCAAGTATACACACCATACACTTCGGAAATCATATACACTCGCAAGAAAGTGCCTGGTTCCGGCTGGCTTGCGTGGAAGAAGATAACACCAGTAGCATTATAGACAAGGAGTTGAGACATGAGAGAAATTACTATAACGCAAAAAGAGCAAGCTTTAACTTGTTCTGAACCAATAACTTTGCAACAGTACGAAAGCAATATAACAAAATTGATTTTCCAGACAGATGCAAATATAAATGATTTTGTTTATGCCGGTTTTGGTAGAAGTGGGACGAATGACTACATATTAAAAGAATTAGATGATAAATATGGGGTTGCAATTGATTCAAGTATCACAAGAACACCGGGTAGAGTACAAGTGATATTACTTTGTACAAATAAAGAAATTATAGATGGAAAATTGAGTAATACAGGGTATGTATATATTACGAAGCCGAAAGAATTAATAACAGTGTCTAAAAACTTTATTAATGGAGCCATTAGTGTTATTCCGCAGATTGTAACAGACACAAGCCATATTGTACCTACTATATCCGTGGAGGAAACAGACACAGGGGTATCGATAAAGGTAGAAGATAGGGACGGTGTAAAAACTGCTAATATCCCAAAAGGTACAGGCTCAACCGTTGATTTGACCGGATATGCAACAAAAGACTATGTTACAGAAACAATAAACGAAATACAGATACCGGAATCAACACCGGTTAAAGGAAAGAAGTTCTTGTTTATGGGGGATTCCATTACGGCAAACCCCAATGGTTATATTTCATATGTGGCAAATATTTTAGGAATTACTACAACAAATATGGCGGTGAATGGTGCGACTTGGCGAGATCGTAACGACTCAACAAATACGATTTACTCCCAGCTTAAAAATGTAGTTGAAAATCAGCAAAATTACATCCCGGATGCGATAGTTATAAGTGCAGGAACGAATGATAGCATAGCAACGATTTATTCCGCAGATACGCTTTACACGGCAATGGAACCATTTTACACAAACGCAGGAGGTGTTGTTAACTTAGAAACTGTTGACAGAAAAAACATTTTCGGAGCAACCAGGTATGTTGTAGAAACTTTGAAAAAGATATATCCAAATGCAGATATTTTCCTGTTATCACCAATTCAGAGCGCAATCAATGTCAAGGACTATAAAGTTGCACTTTCGACAGGAATCATATTGCAGGAGGTGGCCAAGAGGTTATCTGTTAATTTTATAGATTGTAATAATTGTGGTATTACAACCATGAATGCAGATCTGACGCTTGTGGATGGTCTACACCCAAATGATACAGGGGCAAAACTGCATGGGCAGTATGTGGCTAATAAGATTCTTAACTTTTATACCACTCAAAGGTTCGCAGTATTTTCCAATACAGTGCAAAGTATCATCACTTTAGATTCGACAACAGTATCGACAACAGTGGGAGCCTATCAGCAGATAAAAGCGAGTGTTTATCCATATACCGTGGAAAACAAAAACATTATTTGGAGTTCGAGCAATGAAGTAGTTGCAACGGTCTCTAATGGCTATATTACTGGCGCAGGAATTGGAACTTGTACGGTTACTGCAAAAGCAGAAGCAGACCAAACCAAAACACTTGTATTTAATGTTACAATTTCCGTAGCAGTTGACACCGGTTTAATATTTGAAGCAAATGAACTAGGAATTACAGGTGATACGTGGAAAGATAATATAACTAATATTCCGGCAAACTTAGCAAGCCCTGTCACAGCGTCTAGCGGAGTTGTGGTCAATGGTAAGTTTGACTTCAATGTATCAGGCTTAAATCTTGGTACAAAAACAGACTTTGCAGTTGTTGTAGATGCATATATACCAGACGATTTGACAGACGATTCCTTATTATTGGCTATTGGCTCCGACACTATAACAGGAGGTGACGAAAACGACAATATATTATTTTTTGTAGATGCATGGAACTATGATATGGGTTGTTGCCGAGTTATTTCAAATTGGACTTATTCGGAGCAGAAATCAACAACATATGTTAAAAATGCAAGCAATAAAATAGTGCTCAATGTATCCCTAGCGAATAATACCGTTACTATTTACACAAATGGGACATTATCGACTACGGTAACTCATGCAATCAATGCAAGTCAGTTAAAAACAATCTCAAATGCTTCTGGAACTTCAACACCATTCAGTGGTAGATACAACAGCATTCAGATATATAATCACTTATTGACAAGTGAAGAAATAGCAAGTTTATAAAGGCCTAAACGGTCTTTTTTTATTACAAAAAACAGAAAGAGAGGAATTATCATGGAAAAAATCAACAGCTTTAAAATTATTTTATTAACAGTATTCGGAGTTGCAGGAAGTGGACTATCAAAATTACTTGGAGGATTTGACATGACATTACAAATATTAATAGTTCTTATGATTGCTGACTACATCACTGGTCTTATTGTGGCAGGAGTGTTTAAAAAGTCAGGAAAAACTGAAACAGGTGCCTTAGAGAGTAGAGCAGGATGGAAAGGCTTGTGTCGCAAAGGCATGGTTCTATTAATTGTTTTGGTAGCAACTCAACTAGATAAGGTTACAGGAATCGATTTTATAAGAAATACAGTCATTTTAGGATATGTTGCAAATGAAGCTATTAGCATCACAGAAAATGCTGGCTTAATGGGCGTACCTTTACCAGGTGTGCTAACAAACGCAATAAATGTATTAAAACAAAAAGCAGAAAGTGAGGAATAGAGTATGAGAGACATCACAGCATTACAACCAGAGGTGCAAGCAATAGCGAATAGGTTAGTAGAAAAATGCAGAGAACAAGGTTTAATCATTAAAATAACCGATTGTGTGCGCACCAAAGATGAACAAGACGCTTTATATGCACAAGGCAGGACAAGAGCAGGCTCTATTATTACCAATGTTACATACCCACGTTCCAACCATTGTTGGGGCATAGCTTTTGACTTTTGCCGAAATGACGGAACAGGCGCATACAACGATACTGACGGATTCTTTACAAAAGTAGGACAGGTAGGAAAGTCACTAGGTTTATTCTGGGGAGGTGATTGGACAAGCATCAAGGATAAACCACATTTTCAACTTGAGACCTATGGAACGTGGAGCAGTCTGCAAGCTAGATATGGCACACCAAGCCGATACTTCGCATCATGGGGCGGTTCTATTCCTGTGATTCAAAAGGAAGAAGCGAAAGTGGTAGTAAATGATGATATTGTCGCAATTAAAGTTTTACAAAAATTCTTGAACAAAAAAGGTTATCGGGACAATGAGGGCAAGAAGTTAGTTGAAGATGGTCTAAAAGGAAATAAGACAGTATTCGCAAATACTAAGTTTTTACAAACTATGTTAAATAAAGACGGTTATGCAGATGCAGAAGGAAGAAAGCTATATGTAGATGGCTATAAGGGCGAAAAGACAGAACAAGCCATGAGAAAGGTTATTTGCAAGGTGCCCGATAAAGATTCTAAAGGAAGAAACATCTGGAAAGCACCAAAAAATAAAGGCAACGTTGTATTTTACATTCAGACGAACGTCAGTACCAAAAATGATAAATATTATGGCTTTAATACTCAAAATGCTGTAATAAGACAGCAAGCGAATCATAACATATCACAAGATGGTATCACAGGATTTAATACACTGAATAGTACATTATAATTAGAGGGGTGGAGAAATCCACCTCTTTTTTATTGCAAATTTTTAAAAAAGTTTATTGGAAAGTGTTGACATCACTACTTTAAAGTAGTATAATAAATATATCAAATGAAGGAGGTTAAAGGATGAAGAAAAAGCAAAAGAAGAAACTGAAAAAAGACATTTCCGAAATCATCAAAGTTGTGGTCGCAACAATGATATGTGAGATTATCAGAAACATCTTTTTCAAAAACTAAACAATGGGGGAGAGTACTTCTCCCTCTCCCCTAACTTTAACATAGAAAGCGAGGAATTTCAATGAGAAATAAAATATTATTTGGAATTTATTTGACACTATTTTTAATATCAATTATTACTAAGAACAATATAATAAACGGATTCACAACCACATACGCGACTTGCATGATAACATATCTATTATTTAGATTATATGATAAACGGAAAAGGAGTGAATAATATGGAGGAATTAATCCCACTTGCAGATTACGCAAGGATGCACGGAATTACAACAGCCACAGCCAGACAGCGAGCAGCGAGAGGTTCATTCAAAACAGCCAGAAAAATGGGGAGAGATTGGGTTATAGACAAAAACGAACCTTATATTGATAATAGAAAAAAAGAACAATAAAAGGGCGGTTCATTGCGAACCGTCCTAATTACTTGTCTTTATTTAGTTTTTTTATTGCTCCTTGTATCAAAGATACAATAACATAAGTAATAGCGAATATTAATAAGTCGAAAAAGAAATTTTGAATGAAATTGCCAGTAAACAGGCTTGTGTTATCTTCAATAATTCCTCTAGCTATACGACTTATAATATAAGTAAAAATAAACCTAACTGCTATATCCATCAAAGTACCGCCTTATTTCTTTCGATATGTATCACATGTATGACTAAAGATTTTAAAATATTCTGTTTGCCTCATTGGATCGTCTGCTTTCGGACCTCTTTTTAAATTATTCCATATTTCGTTTTTATGAGCGATTACCCAATCAAGTCCCTTCCCGATTATATAGCCACCAATAAATTCAGCTATCTTAGTTTGAACTGCTGTTCCACCAGATACGTCAATCATTTCTTCTTTATTCAACATGTTACTGTTTTTAGGTAATGTTAATTTCATTATTTCCTCCTTAGAATACCATTTTATAGTTACATGCACTATACTAGAAAACACTTTTTTACAACATACATTATAAAATGAAAGATTTATCCTTGCAATATTTTTATGTTGACATAATTCTACAATTAAAAAACCCCACGCAATAGCGCAGGGCAT